GTGCAGACGCCAACGATCCAGAGAATTGGTTTCGCAACTTTGCCGATCAGTTCAAGAACCATGAAGGCACCTTTGGCAGCGGCAAAGGCTGTGGTGACCTCTTTGGTGTTTTCATCAATGCGATCGACCTTGTCCTCAACGGAGACAAGGCGCTCGTAGATTTCTTTATGCGTAATTTCTTCAGCCATGCTGCGCCTCATAAGTAGTGGCTAGGGGGAATGGAAAGCAGTCGTATGCCGATGACTCAAAACACCACAGGCATCGGCGTATAACTGGTCTCGCTGTCGTCTTCTGGTAATTGGGAGCCGCCGCCGTAACCAACCGCCCAAAGCTGTCCATCATCCAACAGCAGGACAATGCCTTGCTCAGAGCTGCTTCCGTAGGCGCAAATATCAACGACTGTACGATTGCCCGTAAGCATCAGGCTATTTGCGTTAGTTCTTGTTGTAGTATCACCAACACCTAAAGCCCCGTTGCCGTTATATCCCCACACGCGCACGACACCTGTGGTGAGCAGTGCAGCGCCGAAGTTATAAGTCCCATTGCCGCCGTGGATCGCTTTTGTAATGCCTGTGCCGCCAAACGGAATTTGAGTAAACGTCCCTGTGTTTGTTGCAGCAGGAGTGACGCCATTACCCCAATAATCTCCATACCCACAAGCCCAGAGCGAGTTATCTGTCTTTTTAATGTAAGTGATTGGGTAGTCGTATTGACCTATGTAAACATCAGATACGCCCGTAGCAACAGACTGAACCGGCGTAAATTGATTGGACAATGTGCCGTTGCCTAACTGTCCGTAGGAGTTAGTACCCCAGGCGTGCAAGTTACCAAGGCTATCGACAGCCATCGCATAATTCGGACCAGCATAGACCGCTCTGATCGTCTTGCCTGAAAGTGTGCCGCCAGTGCGCAGCGTCGCAATGGTTGCATTAGTCGTGCCACCATCCCCAAGCTGGCCATCACCGTTGTAACCCCATGAATACAAAGCACCAGCACTAGTAATGGCGTAATAAGACGTATAGGCTTCACGGCCTGACGCAATCTGAGTAATGTTTGCAAGGACAGGCAGTTGAGCAAAACGCGAAGAGTTTGTCGTACTCCCATTACCAAGCTGGCCGTAAGCGTTGTACCCGCAAGAATGCACAGTTCCATCGCTACACAGAACAACAGTACTTAATACGTTTTGCACGCCGCAAGAAAGCGCGACTTGCGTGACGGTTTTTCCATAAATAGAATTTAAAGAGTCAGCACTTGCATTAAAAGGGACTCGCACAACGGCTGTTGTTCCATTGCCGCACGAGCCGTAATCGTTATTGCCCCAAATCCAGAGTTGACCACTGCTATCAATGCAGGCGGCCTGCATGTCATACCAGTAATACAACTTTGATGCTCCCGGAAAGCCGGGAGGAAAGGCTGTGCGTGTGGGATATGAGCGCGAGAACGTCGTGCCATCACCAAGCAAGTAGTAGCTTTGCTGTCCCCAGGCGCGCACCGAACCGTCGGTCATGATGACACCAAACTTGCGGTACGAGTTTGGCTGCGTACCAGACGCATTTTCAGGCAGCTTTAACACCTTGGTTGCCGATCGTACTTGCGGCGTTGCCCATACAGGTAAGCCACCAGCACCAACCGTGAGTACTTGGCCAGCAGTACCAGCCGCCAGAGCAACAAGACCCGAGCCGTTGTTATAAAGAATCTGGCCACTGCTGTTTGATACGCCTGTTGTGCCTTGCGCAAAGATATTCCAGGCAGTAGAGGCATTGGCCGGTGTTACTCCTACCGTGCTGTCCAAAATGCAAACGAAGGTACTTCCCAAGTATGAAACAACATCTTGCTTCATATAAGTCGTTGCGGCGCTATAAGTTGAACGCCATCTGAACGCAACTTTACCAAGCGATATGGTTGCCATTTAAATTTCCTTTAAAAAATTATGGGTGCCGGAGCGAATCGTGATTGCATTGCTTGATCTCCGCTCGTGCCATAAGCACCGTAGCCGGTCATCATCACCTGGCCGTCGGACGTTAAACAGTAGAGGCCACCGCCGCCAGCGCCGAAATTAGTGCCAGCTTCAAAATCGATAACAGTCTTATCGATTAACAAATATTTATTGGGGTAGTTCGTTGCAGTGTTGTAGCCATCACCCACCTGGCCATTACCGCCATATCCCCAAACAACTACTTTGCCATCATTGCGAAGTGCGATAGCGGTTGAATAAGAACCGTAGCCGTGCATGCGAAGCTTGGTAACGCCGGTTAAATAAGCATCACCAATCGTGACCCATGTTTGCCGACTGGCGTTTGTGCCGCCAAGACCCTGCCCGTTATAGCCTGTCCATTTCACAGTACCATCCGTCATTAGGGCAATCATGGTGTTCCAGCCAGCGTTAGCCTGAGCAAATGAGACACCATCTAAAACCTTGATCGGGTATATAGCGTTGCCCTGATAGACATCGGCAGCGTAAGAGATGCCGAACCCATCGTTATAACTACCAGACAAGTTACCCCAGCACCACATTTCACCGTTATCTAATACAGCACCATATCGACGTATTGGTGCGGTATTACCATCAGCGTCATAAACATAGTAAGTTTCACAGCCAAAAATTTGCTTGACTGTTTTGTTAAAACCCCAGGGCATCACGGGACGAAATAGCTGATTTGCTCCGGTATAGAGCGAGGTATTTGTTTCACCGGCTGTATATAAAACACCAGTGGTTGTTATCAAAAATGTTGCCGCATATCTCGCGGTTGCGTAGATGTCTTTAATAGGTGTTGTTGCAGTAAACGGTATCAGGTAGGGAACCACAATATTCGTCGTTGTCCCGTTTCCTAGATTGCCATATCCGTTATATCCCCAGGTGTAGACGCGGCCCAGGTTATCCAATAAAAACATCGACGGGCTACCAGAGTAGGCATTGCTTTGGAAAATCTTTGTAATGACGGTACTAGCACCCAGGTCACCGAAGCCGTTTATTTTTGTAGGTATCGCGGTCGCGCCCGTAGTATTGCGCCCGGACATCCAATCACCTCGGTTTGCCCCACAGTGCCAGACCGCTCCGTTAACGTCTAAGAAATAGGTGTCGTTAAAATTCGATACGACTTGCTTGATGCGTGGAGTACCTGGCGGGAACGGTACGCGTGTCGGAAAAACATAGTCGTATGCGGGATCACCACCGTAGATACCCGTTCCAGTTTGACCGCTGCTGCGCAATCCCCAAGTCCTGACAGACCCGTCACTCATAATCGCAGCCATGTAATTATTTGATAGTTGATACCCAGAGCACTCCATGCGATCTGTTGTCATCAAACTAGTCGCAATCACGCCGTTGCGCCCACCCATGAAACGAAACTCCATTGAGTCCGTTCCATTGCTGTGCAATACCGTATCTGGGATGCCGCTTACGGCGACGTTACCGGTGAGCACTTGCCCCGCGCCAGTGGCCATCTGCTGTCCAAGCGCCAGAGCCACAGGAATGCCATTTTTAATAACGTAAGCGCCGCCATTCAGGTACACCACGTCATTGTCGGTGTAGGTAATGTATTGCGAATAAATGCCTTTCCAGCGATAGCCAAGCTTTGCAATATCAATATTCATATCGTGAGCGCCAGTTCATTGTTTTGAATTGAAAAACTTACGTTTTCAGAGATCACCCAACTAATAAAATTCGACGAGACTATTGAGCCTGAGTTTTCTTCGCTCAAGAGAATCTCGGTGCCATCTGCTGACAGAGCAAACCCGTAGAACCTTGGGGTCGCTACTGAAGCTGCCAGGTCATAGCCTGTTTCAGCATCGTTTACTTTTAATATTTTTAGTCTTTGCCCAATCAGCGAAGACGGAATGTTTTGTGCGCTGACAGACGAGGCAGCTTGAGTTGCACTCTGAGCGGCAGCAGTTTTACTTGCTAAAGCCTCTGCTGCACTTTGTGCAGATTGTGTTGCACTTGTTGAGGCACTCGTAGCACTTGCGGTAGCACTTGTCGCTTTAGTCGTCGCAAGGGTCGCACTTGCCGCGGCCGAGCTTGCACTGGTGCTTGCATTTGTGGCGCTCGTTGCAGCCGTCGTTTGGCTTAAGGCTGCAGCGGTCACGTTTGTGTTAACAAGAGCCGCCGTGTCGTTGGTTTCTGACACGAAGGCATTTAACGCATAGACCAGTGTGAAGGCCTTACGGTTAAATTCTGAAGTGCTGTCGGTAGGAAGCGGTGCGGAGGGAAGTGCAGTAATAGTCATCAGGTCAAGCCCTCGATTTCAAGTGAACAATCTGATCTCTCTGGATACGAGATCAGGATGTCAAAGTTTTTATAAAACCCGAAAACTGTTGTGGATTCGTACTCGTCAGTTCCAATCCACAAGACGTTGGTCGCGCGGATGTCTGAGAGGAAGTTCTGCAGCTGGTCTGTCTCGTATTTCTCAAGAATCAGGTCAAAATTCGCGCGCTTTGCAAAGGCTCTTTGCACAAGTACCGTATCGCCAAAGTCATTTTTTTCTTTCCGCGAATAATCTTGAATCCCAACACGCGCCCCGTACTGGATGCCAAGCCCGAAGGCACGTTGCTGGCCAAGCATAAGAATGCCGACGCCCAGCGATGTGCCGCCTGTGAGCGTGACGGTGATGACGCAATCTGTATAGGACGGAAGGTCCGTGCTGATAGACTGCGTGGGCGTGATTTTTGAACCATAGAACCACGTCCACCAGGACGCATAGGAAGGCACCGAGGACAGGTCTATCGTTTTTGAATACACGACC